GGCCGCGAGCGTGCCGCTCGTGCCGTGGTAGGCGCCGCTGAACCGCCGCGCCCGCCGCTCGGCCTCCTCGAGCTGCTCGTCGGTCAGCCACACCCCGCTCATTTCTGTTCCCGGTAGCCGCAGATGTGCAGGACCTTGGCGATGTCCTTCCCGGCCTGCTCCACGTGCTCCTCGCTGGCCGTGGGAAACAGGGCGTGGATCAGCTCGTGGACGATGATCGTCATCCGGTGCCGGCCCCGGAGGCCGTCGTGGATCAGGATCCGCGGCCGCTTGCTCTTCTGGGTGAACGTGTAGCCGTAGGCCTGGCCCTTCAGGTCCGTGAACCGGAGGAGCCAGGGCTCGTCGCCGTTGAGCGTGATGTGGTGGTCCTCGCTCACGACGACCTCACCTTCCCGTTCGTGATCCGGAAGTTGCTGACGTCGAACTGCCCGTCGGCCTGGACCCGCACGCTCGCGAAGCCGTGATTGAACTTGTTGATCCGGGCGTACTCCGGCCTGAGATCGCAGAGGCAGCCCGTCGACCAGCAGAAGACCTCCCGGCCGAACATGTCCGGCTCGCAGTGGGCACTCGTGCGGTGGCCGTGGCCCTCGAGGACGGTGTGCTGGAGCCGCAGGAACGCCCCGCGGGCCTGGTTCACCGGGGCGACGAATCCCTTGCCCTTCTCGTGGCCGTGGAGGATCGGCAACAGCCCCACCATGATCGGCCGCTGGTCCTGGACCAACTCGATCCCGTGATCGTCCATGTCGAGCCACTGGTCGAGGCCCATCCGCTTCTCGTCGGAGATCTCGGGGGCGTGCTGCCAGAGCCAGTGCGAATACCGTTCCTCGTGATTGCCGGCCTTGAAGACGATCGGGATGTCGGAGAACTGGCCGCGGATCCACGCCAGCATGTCGCGGACCGCCTGGACCTCGGCTTTGAAGTTCCGCTTCCGCGGATCTTTGATGTAGCGGCTGATCGCGTAGAAGTCGGCGATATCGCCGTTGAGCACGAGGGCGTCGATCCGGTCGCCCTGGAGCTGGTCGACCGCGGCCCGGAGGGCGGTCTCGTCGTGGTAGGGAACGTGGATGTCGGACAGCACCCCGACGTTCCCCGTCACGCCGAGCTCGTGCGGCCCCCACGCGTCGGCCTTCGACGGCGGCATCGTCGCGACCTGGCCGGCCTGCCGGGGCGGGCGCGGGGCGACGGCCCTGCATCGCTTGCGGTGGTGGTCGCCGCTGATGCCGAACTGCCGGCGGATTCTGCCGTAGGCCGATTGGAGCGTGATCGCCCCGTTTGCCTCCTCGAACAACCGCCGTGCGAGCGTCTTCGCCGGGGCGTCGGGGTGCTCGAGACACAGCCGCTTCGCCGTCTCGGTGATCGGGTCGCCGCCTGGTTCTCCTCGCCGTGGCATCCTTGCCTCCTGGGTTGGCTGGCAGTGTGCCAGGCCTGGGGGGTGAGTCAATTTCCGGGGCTGGCTGGCCCCCACTTGCCGACCGGGCATTTCTCCCCGGCCCACGCCAACTTCGACACGAACCGCGACTCCCGCACGACCGGGCATCCGCACCGCGTGCAAGCCTTGCCGTCGTAGTGTTCGCAGCCCTGGCAGATGGCGAACCGCCGCTCGATCTCGGCGTCGCTTGCGCGAGGAGCCCCGGCGGCGATGTGCCTGGCTGCGGAGGTGGCGAAGTTGACCGCCTTCACGAGCAAGGACGGCCCAGGCTCCGGCTCGCGAGTGTGTGGCGTGGCGTCAACGTCTACGGAAGACACGACCTTCGCATCGCCTCGCTCGACGGCGGCAAACACCTCGCTAGGCGTACCGCTCGCAATCGTCGGGTCGGCAACAATGACGATGCTTTTCATGGGCACACCAGCGTGGGGTTGTCATTCAAAAACCCAGGGCTGTCGCCCGAGCAGGCAGTCAGCGGATCGCAGAGCGGTTGGCCGAACGGCCCAGCAGGCACTGTGCACACAGTTCCGCCATAAGGCACAGCCAGGGCTTCGTCGGTAACATCACGCAGCGAGCCCGTTCGGCAGTCAATCAGAAACAGCCGGAATCGCACCCATGTGCGGCGGCTATACGCCGGCTGGCCTGTTACGTGATGCAGCCCGCAGAACGTGCCTGTTTCGTTCGACTGCGACACAGAATCTTGGACCCACACCAAGGTGCATCCAGCGTGGGCCGCGAGCCACCCTTCGGAGTATTCCTCGTCACCCCAGAACGCTCTGTTTGGTTGCGACACAACGGTAGACGATTTGGAATACCCAAACTGAACGCCGTCACCCTCTGACGCGTTCAGAGTCGGCACGCACTCCGGCAGGCATGACTCGCAACACGGGGGGTTAACGTCCTCGCAGTTCACTTGCTGCCATGTGCCGCACGGACCCTCGGCTGACACTTGATTGCATTGACTGTATTCCGGTGAGTCTCGCGGCGGACAGTCGGCGCAGGACGACACAGAGCGAGCGCGTGCGCACTGGGCGAAGTAGCCAGATCCGCCTTCGGTAACATCTAGTGATGTTATTTTGCCAAACGTCGGGCTGGATGTGTCAGTGTCGATTGTGGGGATGATGACGGCACCGGAGCCATATCCGCCGTTGAATGTGATGGTAGGCGTTGCGACGTAGGGGGCCGCCGTCGCGTCCTCGCGGTAGTACGCGCCGCCGTCTGTCACTGTAATACTGAGGATAGCGCCGTCCTCGTCCACCTCCGCGATCTGGGCCGCGGCCCCCTGTAGCGTGATGGGATTGGGCTCGGGGTCTGCACCGTAATACTGCCCCGCGTTGCCGACGACCACGGCCGCGATGACGTCCGTGCTTTTGTAATAGACGCCCTGGTCCCACAGCTCAACCGCCAGCACAGCGCCGCTCTCGTCGACGGACGAGACGAGGCAAATCGCATCCTCCCCTGGCATGACCACACCGTCGGTTACGGTGGCCTCGAAGGAGTCCCCCTCGACGTAGCCAGAGCCGCCATCCACGACAGTAAACGCCGTGACCCGCCAGACCGATCGGCCGGAGCCCTGCCAATTTTGTGTCTCCGTGAGCGTGACCGTGACAACGGCCCCGCTGCCGGCAACGGTATATTCCGCCACCGACACCGTTGGAGCGACTCGATTGGTTTGGATCGTCGCCGTCGCCGCCGCTTGCGTGGTGTCGCCTGACGCGGCGGTGATCGTGACGGACGCTCCATCCGTGTAGCCGCTGCCGCCGCTGCCCACAGTGATCCCAGAGACTCGCCACGTTTTCGGGCTGCCCGCGTTTTCGGTGATCGCGACCGTCAGGCTGGCGCCGGAACCGCCAGTGGCCGTGGCCGCGAGCGTCGGCGGCTCGCGACTTACGCCGGCAGTAAAGGCGATCGCGACACACCCGTCGTTCGGGTCCGACACGTACCCGCTGCCGCCGTTGATGACCTCCACGGATGCGACACGCCACACGCTAAAACCGCAACCGTATGGGTCGGCTACCTCTTCGAGCGTGACGCCCAGGACGGCCCCGGCCCCCCCCTGGACACACCAGGACTCGTCGAGCGGGGCGGCGGTAACTGTCGGAGCGACGTGGCCGAACTTGGCCAACGTGCCGGACTGGAATGTGACCGCAGCGGACAAGATTTGCCCGCATCCGATTACCAGACCGTAGACCTCGGCGGAGTAGGCGGACGCCCAGCATGCGCTGGAGAACGTGATGGTGACGGTGGTGCGGACCTCCGTGTACGGGTCGTAGCCGTCAGGGCAGTCGCCGTCGCACTCCGTGTTGACTCGCTCGTAACACTGGTAGGTGCGGACGCAATCCTCGCACTCCTCTTTCGTGGTGTATTGGCATACGACCTCGCCGTCTCTGACGCATCCGTAGCAGCAGCAACACCCCTGCCCGGCGCCGACTTTGCCGTTGCGCAGGACGGGCCTGCCGCCTTGGACGGTGATGATCGTCATGGGCCTGTCCCTGTCCCTGTCCCTGTCCCTGTCCCTGTCCCTGTCTCCTGGCAGTCATCCGTGTCGAACCACTTGAGGCAGCCGTTCGCATCGTGGCCGAGCAGCTGCACCTTCGTACCGTCCCACCCAGCCCACTTCGTGATGTCCTGGCCGCCGATCGTCTGACGGCAGGTTTCGGAATCGTCTGGGGCGCCGGCTTCGACGAGATACCACCGGCCGTCGGTGGCCCTCGCAATCGCGACCCACGATTCGGCCTTAACGTCTCGCGACTGATTGCGGACGCCCGTGATCGTCGCGGTCGGGCTGGTCTGCGTCGGTTCGCAGGACGCCCCGGAACTGGCCTCGCCCTCCCAGAGCGTGACCGTGGCACAGGTGCCGACGGCCCAGTCAGACGACACCTTCCCGATCCGGATCGGATCGCCGTCCCCGCCCGGGTCGCGAAACCGCACCGGGGCCATGTCTCGATTCCCGCGCTCGTACGCGCGGGTCGCGGCCGCGATCCTGCGGGCATCGCCTTCGGAGAAGCGAACGTGCGCCATCTCACAGCAGCTCCGGAGTGCCGAAGATGCTGCCGAAGTCGGCCGACGGGTAGAGGTCCACGCCGGCACCGTTGTTGATCACGCTCGGGGCCTGCCCCGGGGACTTCTTCGTGCCGTTGGAGCTGAGCGCCACCGGCTGCTTCACCGGCTTCCCGTCGTTGCCGAGGATCGCCTTCCGCTCCGATCCGACGAGTTCCATGAAGCCGACGTCCCACGGCATGGCCTTCCACGTGCCCGGGTCGAGGCGGAACTCCCAGCGGCTCTCGATGAACTCGAGCAGGCCGCCGTCGTCGTCGCCGTCGAGCTTGGAGATGCTTTGTTTCTTGGAGCCCTTGAAGTAGCACTTCCAGCACTTCGCGTCTCCCCCCGCCCAGGCCGCGTCATTGACCGCGCCGGCCGCGGCTTCGATGTCGGCGTCGAGTGATTGCTCGTCTTCGTAATACTTCGTGAGGCTCCAGCTCGTCTCCTCGCGTTCCTTCTCCAGGCCTTCCAGTGGGTCCTTCGCGGAGTTGGTGATCGTGTTGCCGGCCTCGTCCGTGAAGGCCGGGACCGTGGTCGCGCCGCCGCTCCGCTCCCAGACGTCCGCCGGGATCCCGTTCTCCTGAACGACCTTCCCGGGCGGCGGCACGTAGAAGGACACGGTCAGCATCCACAGCATGGCGTCGTCCGTCGCCGGCGCGAGGTCAAACTCCAGCGCTTTCAAGGCCGGGAACTCGGAGTGAGCCGAGCCCCACGTGATGCCGATCGTGGCCGTGACGCCGGCGACGATGTCTGTCCGGTTCGTCTGCGGGGTGTCGACGCGGATCCTCCACCTCTCCTGGACGCGCATACTCTCGCCGTACTTGCAGGCGATGCCAGTCGGGACGCGTTGGTAGCTCACCCAGGCCATGTCACGCTCCGTCGATGGCGAAGGGGTAGTCGGACTCTTGGCTGTCGAGGGTGTCGGCGATGTGCTCGAGGACGCCGAGCTGCTGCTGCTGGACGTCCTCGCCGGTGCCGCGCATCAGGCGGAACATCTCCGCGACGCCCTCCTTCGATCGGGAGTCGATGCCCTTGATGGCCTCGTTGACGCCCGCGAACTCGACGGTTTGCGTGATCTCCAGCGGCGTCTTCTTCTTCTCGTCGACCTTCTTGGCGGATTCCTCCGCGTTGGCGAGGAATCCAGTGAGCGACGTCGTGAGCGGCCCCGTGATGGCCGACCCAACCTTCGGGGCTTCGCTCGCAAACGTCGCCGAGAAGTTGGCGGCCGCGGACTTGAGATTGTCCGTGATGCCGGCGGTGATCTCGTCGTTGAACGCGTCCATGGCCGCGATCGAGGAGTCGAGGCCTGACGTATCGAGGAACAGGCGGTCGCCGATGAACTTGGCCGCCTCCATCAAGCCTTGGACCGGACCGGTGATGCCCTGGATCAAGATTCCAAACGCAGCCTGGAGGCCGTCGCCGACGGCGATAAAGAACGTGGCGACGCGGCTCGCCAGGTTCCAGACGGAGTTCCACTGCCCGCCGACCTGGGAGAAATAGTTGAAGACGCTCCCGAATTGTGCGATCAGCGCGTCGCCAATCTGGGCCAGAAACCTCGCCCCTTGGAGGACCCCGTCGCCGATGGCCTGGCCGATGTTCGCCCCGCCGATGTCAGTGATGAACTTCGTGAACGTGACCGTAATCCCGCGGATCGCCGGCGCCAGGAACGCTGTCACCTGCTGGACGATTCCGTTGATCGCCTTTCCTGCCTCCGTGAACGCGTCGTTCATGGCCTCGACGTCCTGGCCCTGGGCGTTGGTCAGTGCCAGGCCCATCTTTTCGGCCTCCTCCCGGGCCTTGGCGATGCCCTCGGCCCCGCCGGCGAACAGCGGGAGCAGCTGGGCACCCGACCGGCCGAAGATCTGGACGGCGGCCGCGGCCCGCTCGGCCTCGGTCGGCAGGGCCGCGATGGACGACGCGATCGCCTCGAACCGATCGGCGGCGTTCATCCCGGAGAGCTGCTGCACCGTCAGGCCGAGATTCGCGAAGGCGGCCGTGGCGGTTGTCGAGCCCTGCGATGCCTTGACGAACGCGACGTCAGCCTTCGTGGCCGCGGCCCCGATCGTCTCCAGGCCGACGCCGGCCAGATCGCCGGCCAGGGCGATCCCGGCCAGTTCGCCGTAGTTCATCCCGAGCCGGGCCGCGAGCTTGCTCGTGGAGTCGATGACCTCCGCCTGGGCCTGCCCCATGCTGATCATGCTGCCGACCGCCCGGGCGGCCCCGCTCGCCAACTGCCCGAAGAACTGGGCGGCGTTGATCGTGACGAGGGCAGACATGCCGCCGCGGAGCCCGGCGAGGTCGCCCTGGAGCGACTGGAACGCCGAGCCGGCCGCCTGCGTGCCGGACACGAGGCCAGACGTCGAGGCCGTGAAGACGGCGGATACTTTGCCGATGGTCGCCATGGTCTAGCTCAGCGTGTCCTGCGTGTCCTTTGCTTCACTCTTGGGCACGAACCGCGCCCCCGAGCACTTCATCAACTCCGCCTGAATCTCGTCCTCGGTCATCTCCCGGTCGGGGTCGTAGCTCGGCAGGAACATCTCGCGGAACTGCGGGTCGACCTGTGCTCCCAAGGCCTTCAGGATCAGCAGCGTCTGGAGGGCCGTTCGGCCCCACTCGTCCCCGAAGGGCTCGACGCGGTAGGCCGCGATCCACCTCCGCAGGGCGGAGATAGGGATTCGCGACTTCAGCCGCTCGACGTTGACGATCCGATGATGAGCCGCCAGCCGGTACAGGAACCGCTCGGTCAGTCCTGTCCGGCTACGGAGTTTTTTTCCACCTCGCTGATCTGCTCGTTGTCGTTCCGCATCACGGTCTGGAGGATGTGCCCGTAGAGCCACATCACGTGGTTCGGGTTGGCCTGCATCACCGGCCCGACGTTCTCGCGCGTGAACATCGGCTCGCCGTTCTTCTTCACGACGCACGCCACCAGCGTCTTCGCGACGAGGGATGCCGGGGCCGGCTTGCCGACGTAGGCCTGGTGTTCGGTCGCCACCGCGTGCCAGTCCTCGAAGACCGGGTAGCGGAGGTAGACCGTCTTCGTCGTGCCGGGGATCGTGGCCTCGATCACCTCGGGCTTCCACATCAGCAGATCGTCGTCTTCGTTTGCCACATCAGGCTCCACTGAATCGAAACCGTGCCGTGCCCCGCAGGAACTCCCCCACGTTGCCGCTCACGTCGAATGTTTCAAGGAACGCATCGAGCGAGACCGAGCCCGTCGCGAACGTCACGACCACCGTCCCGCGGCCGCCGAGCTCGGCCACATCGAACGGCGGGCAGTCGCGGACCTGGATGTCCACGCCGCCCGGGTCGACGCTTGTGCAGTCCCACTGGGCCACGACCCGAGCCTCCCCGCCGCTGCCGATGACCGGCGACACCAGGCTCGTTACCTCTTGGAATCGGGCGTTTCCACCCACGATGCGCCAGCTCGTCAGTCGCCCCATCGGGACGCCCTTGAACGACACGGTCGACCCCTGGGAGGACGGTGGAGGGTTGTTCGTGGGCATGGATTGGCTCGCCGACCTGGATCACGTGTAGTCGCTCGTGTAGTTCGCCGTGCCCATCACCAGCGCGCCGGTGTCGTTCGTCAGCTCGCTGTCGATGCACTTCAGGGTGACGCCGCCGCGGGTGATGGTGGACCCGACGACCGGCTTCGTGCTGCCCTTGAAGTCGACGGCGATCGTGGTGGTGATGCCGTCGTTGGCGGACCCGTTCGGGCCGTTGTCCGGAAGGCCGGCTTCGTAGACCCGGAACGCACCCGTGGCGAGCGCGAGCGTCGAGGCGTCGAGCCGGTTGTCTCCGGGCTTCGTCACACGCGACTTCTTGATCGTGATCTTCGTGGCGCCTGTGACGCCGATGGACTGGCCTTGGGAACTGACGAGGGACATGGCGGCGGTCTCCTATGGGTTGGCGTCAGGGGGCGGGCGGCGGGTAGTAGGACCAGTTCGCACTCCAGGTTGCGTACTTGCCCTCCTCATACGTGAACTCGCAGTCCTCCAGGACCCAGCCCGTTGTGACCGTGATCTCGTCCGGCTCGAACTCGGTGCCCTTGAGGTTGCCGCTCGCGCTGCACGTCTTCGTGGCGACGGTCGATCCGCCGCCTTCCTTCAGCACCGGGTCGGCGTACTCGCGTTCCGTGCTTTCGAGGTCGGTGACGTCCTCCTTCGCGGTCGTGACCGTCGTCTCGACGTCCTTGATGCTGACCTTCTTCACGCCCGCAGGCAGCGACGGGCCGTTCGTAGGCTTCGTGGAAAGTGGCATGGATCACTCCTCGGAAAAACGGATTTCGACGGCGAGCTCGACCGTGTACGTGGGCTGCTCACGGCCCTCGAGGTATCCGGCGTCGCCGTCCCTCTCGTCGAGCACGAGGCAGTGTTTGATGGTCTCGCCGTGGGCCGTGCCGGCGAACTTGTGGATCGCGGCCGTGATGGCTCCGGCGATCTGCCAGACCTGGACGTAGCTGTCGGCGTAGACCACGACCGTGTAGCGGGCGACCGGCTCGATCTGGTCGGTCTCCGGCGTGGCGTCGAACGTGTCCTCGAGCAGCTGCTCGCGCGTGGTCTGCTCGCGGGCGTAGATGACGTAGGGCGGATCACCGCCGCCGGTCATCTCCACGGGCCAGGCCGTGCAGCTCGCGGCCGCCTCGATCGCGGCTTTCAGCCAGTTGTGAGGGGATCCTGCCACGGTCAGCTCCCGAAACTGCGGGTGGGGTTCATGCCCGAGGCCAGCTCGTTGGCGGCCTTCTCCAGGGCGCGAGACATTTCCTCGGCCAGCCGAGAGGCGGCCGGGCCGCCGTATCGGGCGCGGAACTGCTCGATCAGGTTCCGCGGGCTCACGCCGCGGCTCGTGCCGAACTCCAGCCAGATCGCCTTCCGGCTCTCGAATCCGGCCTTGTAGCCGACCACGCCGTAGACGATGCCGTCCTTGTTGCGGCCGATGTATTTGGCCTTCGTCGTGACGGCACGCCGCAGGGCACCGCCCCGCCGCTTGAAGTTCTCCTTCATCTGCCCGCGGACGATGCTGGCCTTGATCGTCCGCGTCTTGCCGACCGGCGTGATGGACTTCAGCACGGGCACGCCGTCCCGCATGGCCCGCTTCATGGCGGCCATGAGATGCTTCTTAGCGATGTGCCGCGGCAGTTCGTGGAACCGGGCCATGAGCGCCCCGATCTCGCCCTGCATCCCCTCCCAGTTGAGCGAGATCATGCGACGGCCTCCTCGACGGTGAACACGAGGTCCCCGTCCTGCTCGACCACGCTGGATATCTTCATCACGTCGCCGCCGCGCGAGTGGCAGACGAGCTGCATCGACGCGTCGACGCCCTCGAACTCCCGGCAGATGACGGTCGCCTGGCGGTTGCCGCCGATCTGGCCGCGCCGCTGGGCCTGGCTGTAGGTCTCCTGGTCGTAGGAGCCGAGGAACGGCCGGACCTTCGTCCAGGTCGTGATGCTCTCGCCCGACGCGTTCCGGGTCTGGACGGGACGCTGGAGCTCGAACCGATGCGTGAGGCGGCCGGTGGCGATCATGCGTCAGTACCTCCCCGACCAGGAGGACGCCGCGAGCAGATCGTCGAAGCCGACCGGCAGGATCACCGTCTGGTCGTCGGCCAGCACGCCCCGGTTGCGGAAGGCGTGGTCGACGTACATGAGGATCGCGGACTGGAGCATCGGGCAGAGGATGAAGCCCGGGGCCTTCCCGGCCCACCACTCGACGATCAGCTTCCCGGGCCGCGGCATCACGAACGTGATCTCGCCCGGGCAGAGGTCGGCATCGACCTCGAGCTCGCCGGCCGGCACGGCCTCGCCGTCGACGGTCACGGTGATCGGGTGGTCGGCATCGACCAGGAGCGGCGGGGCCGGGAGGCTCACGACCCGCGGGCACTGCCGCCACACGCCGCGGAGCTTCGTCGCCACCATCGTGATCCCCAGCCGCTGCTCGATCAGCCGGCGGGCCGCGGAGATCTTCTGGGCGATGAGGAAGTTGTGCTCGTCCTGCTCGGGCAGGAGGCCGATCTGGGCCTTGGCGTCGGAGAGCGACACCGGCTCGACCACCGGCGCGACGATCACGGCGATGTTGTCGGGCGGTGTGACGATCACGATCCGGCTCCCCTCACCACTGCCTGCTCGATGCACCGATCGGAACTGCGGGCCGCCGGGACGTCGGGGGCCGGCGTGGCCCGGCCGGTCGACGTCAGGAAGCCCGCGAGGCCGGGGGTCGCCTGGATGACGGCCCCGGCCGGAGTGCCGCGGAACTCGGACGTGAGACGGACGGGGACCAGCTCGGCCACGTGGACCTCCGTGAGGACCGACCAGAGCCGGCGGGGGCTGGCAAGTGCCGGCCCCCGCCGGAATCAGTCAAATGGATCAGGTCGTGGCCTTGGCGAGGCGACCGACGAACTCGCTTCCGTGATTGCTCACGCCGAGCCGCGTCGAGGCCACGTAGAGAACCTGGCGGCTGCGGACGAGCAGCTCGCGGGCCACGTTGATCTCCAGCCCGGTGTCCTTCAGGCCGATGGCGGTCGACATGCTGAAGTCACCGAACAGGGCCAGCGTCGTGGAGGGCAGGCCCTTCACGATGTAGACCGGGGCGCCGAAGATCGTCGGCACCACGCGGCCGCCACCGACCACCATCGTGGTCTGCTGGGCCGCCCAGATCTTCATGAGGTCGACGTAGCCGGCCTTCGAGCAGACCCACGCGCCCGTGCCCATGATGGCCTCGTCCACCCGTCCGACGACGTCGGCGAGGTTGGCGGCCGTGGTGTTGGCGTTGGCCGCGACGGTCACGGTGTTGCCCGAGCCCACCGAGGCCGCGAGGCCGGTGATCGCCGGGTTGGCCGTGTTGCCGCCGAACGTCACGTTGTCCATCCACCGGGCGAGCCCGTGGCTGAACCGGTCGACCACCAGGCCGGCGACGTCGACCGGCGAATCCTCGAGCAGAGCCCGCGACACCGGCACCGAGGCACCGCCCTCGTAGAGGGTCAGGTCGGCACCGCTCGTCGAGATGTCCTGGTCGGTGAACGCCACGTTCTCGGCCGCGAAGCCGAACGTGACGTCGCCGCTCTTGGGCAGGGTCAGCTTCTGGCCGCGGGGCCGGAAGATCGAGGCGAGCTGCATCGCCACCGACTGGTACTGGAGCCGGTTGACGATCGCGGAGTAGAGCTCGGTCACGACGTAGTCGTCGCCGTAGCCGTCCACCGTCTCGCCCATGGCCCGCTTGCTGAGGCCGGCCAGCCCGCACAGGTGGCGGCCGACGGCCTCGGCGACCTTCACGGAGCGGAAAGCCCGCACGCCGGCCCGGATGTCGGGCTGGGTCTCGGACTCCTCGTCCTTGCGGAACTGCTTCTCGACGTCCTCGCGGGACTTGTCGGAGCTGCGGACCGCCTGCATCGACGCGATCGCGGCGTCGAGGTCACCCTCGCGCTTGGCCTCGGCGGCGATCTTGGCGGCCCGCTCCTGGGCGGCGGCCAGACGGCCTTCGATGCTCTCGCGGTCGGCGTCGTCCTTCGGCTCGAGCGCGCGGAGGGCGTGGATCTCGTTCTCGACCGCGACACTCTCGTCGGTCAGGATGCGGAGCTTCGGGCTGGGCATGGTTACCTCGGTTGGAGTTGATGCGTGGTCGATTTCGATCTCGCGAACGGCAACCTATGAAGGCACCACCGATTTGCCCTATAGGCCGTCTGGAAAAAATCTCACCGCGGCCGACCGGTCACGCGAGCCGCCCGATGGCCGACTGAATCTCGCGCTGGCCGGCGGCCAACTCGCGGAGCGTGTCGGCCTGCTGCTCTTGGGTGCGGCCGAGGCCCTCCAGTGTGGCGGTCGTCTGCCGCAGGAAGGTCGAGTGAGCGTCGACCACGGGAATCACGACCGTCCGGTGCATGGCGTGAGCGGCCTCGCGGAGGAGCCACAGCAGCACGGCCAAGACGAGGATCGGGAAGCCGAACTCGCGGGCGGACCGCAGGACGATTTCGATTGTCTCGGTACTCACGTGTGCTCCTCCCACCACTTCTTCACCAATGCCTGCACGACGGCCCCGATGGCCCACATGATCAACATGGTCAGGAACGCGAACCCCGCCCGCTGGGCGTACTCGTCGCGGACGCGGCCCTCCCACATCCGCCGCATGTCGTCGCGGTTGCGGCCGGCGGCCACGGCCGCCCCGCCCGTGGGCGACATGCTGGCAGCCGTCGCGACGATCTCGTCGCACCGCTCGCGGCCGAGCATGGCCCGGCGGATCGGGTGGCGGGCCAGCTCGGCCCACACGAAGTCGGAGTCGGTCATCGCTCGCACCTCCCGTCCTTGCAGACGGCGGCCGCCACCGGCTGGCCCAGCATCCGCCGGATCTCGGTCACGTGGCTGCCGGCCGTCAGCCCGCCGGTCGAGCCCCACAGCACCGCGACCACCTCGCCGCGGGCGTTGAAGATCGGGCCGCCGGAGTCGCCCTGCCGGGCGGCGGCCCGGACCTCGAGCATGTGCATGGGGTGCCGGCCCGTCGGACCGAGGAACTGGGTCACCTCGCCGCTCGCCTCGCGGTAGGTGAACGGCACAGGCCCGTAGCCGGCGAGCGTCAGCCGGTCGCCGACGGCCGGGGGCCGGGCTGCGATCGGCACCGGTGCGGCGGCAGGGGCGGCGGCCGAGAGGACCGCCAGATCCCAGGCCGAATCCCACGCCACCACGCGGGCCGTGCCGCTCGTGCCGTCGGGCCACCGGATCGTGATCGAGGTCCGGCCGTCGCGGATCACGTGCCAGGCGGTGAGCACGCGAGCCCGGCCGTCGCGGGCCTCGACGAGAGTGCCGGTCCCGCAGTCCTTCGCCGGGCCGGCACCGCACTCGATCCGGCAGACGGCGGGCCGGGGGCCGGGGGCGGCGGCTGCAACTCCCAAGGATTCCTTGGGAGCTGTCGGCCGGTCCGGAATCTCGCCGCTGCCGTCGCACACCGGGCACGCGAACCGCACCGGGCCGGGGCCGACGACGCGGTCGCCGTGGCAGTTGCCGCAGGGGGCGGCCGCGGCGGTCGCGCAGAACAGGGCGAAAAGCAGCGCAAGGAAAGGCGATTTCATGGGTTTCGCCCGGCAGGCCGGCTCCAGTCATCGGGGAGGGTCACGCTCGCCACGGCGAACGATCCCTCCCATGCCGACTTCGCGGTCCGCTCGGAGTCGTAGCGCACGATGTCGTAGGAGTCCGGATAGGCCATGAGCCGCTGGTCTGGGATCCACCGCGCCCACGGCACCGCGTGCCCGTTGCGGCCGACCGAGACGACGTAGCCGTGGAGCACGAGGCACACGGCCTGCTCGTAGCTCTCCGGGAAGATCACCTCCAAAGGGCGGAACCACTGGGCCGTCTCCTCCCACCCGGCCGGGAACCGCGAGACCGGCGTCCACGGGCCGCGGGCCTGGTTGAACCCGCCCCGGCCGGTCGTGCCGTGGAGGGAGTGGCGGAACTGGTAGTCGTAGGGCTGCACCGTCTCGGGGAGCATCCCGCGTCGGACGGCGATCTCCAGGACGCGGCGGACGTTTGCCCCACCCCACTGCCGCGGGTTGGCCTCCGCGTAGACGGACAGCGGCGACAGCCAGACGGCCCCGAATTCGCGAGACTCTGGGTAGCGGTAGTCCTTCCGCGGCCCGCCGTAGTTCACGCCCCGCGCCCGGTTGCGGGCGGCCTCGACGTTCACCCGGAGCGAGTGGCACGTACATTCGTGGGTCGGGTCTTGATTCGTGAACCGGTCAATGAAGTTGATGCCCCACGCCATGGCCGCGTCGTTCTCTCTGGCCTTCGCGATCCAGTCGCGCGGCTCGATCCACAGGGCCTTGGGGAACTCCCGCGATGCGGAGCCGCAGGCGTCGCGGAGGGCGTCGGGCGTGTCCTCGATCGCGAGGCTCGCCGGGTAGCCGTCGTGCTCGGCCGGGAAGACGTCGATCAGCTTCGGGTCGATGATCACGGCACGGCCTCCATCACCGCCGCCTCGCTCGCGGGCTGCGGCGTCACCCGGATCACCGTCCTGCCCGCGAGGGCGACAACCGCCGGTAGCCCCGCTTTGCGGGCCGCATCCAGGGCGGCCTGGTACTGGTCGGGAACGTCGCCGGTCCCGTCGGTCGTGTCGGCCTCGAGGAGCGTGGCGACCACCTTCCGCTCGCGGTTCAGCTTGTTGATCGCCACGGTCACGAACGGCGGCACGCCGCCGTCGTCCTTCTCATAGACGTAGACGGCCGCCGTCGCGGACCCGCTCGTGTCCACGCGGCACCCCTCGACGCGCGGCAGCGTCAGCAGGAGAAGCCCGGCGGCGATGAAGGCGAGCGGCCTCACGCCTTGGCCTCCGGCTTCAGCAGCTCGTGCGTCAGCTGCTCGCACACGGCCACGGCGTCGGTCTGCCCCTTGTCCCGGAGCCGGGCCGCGAGGTCGATCACCAGGCGGAGATCGTCCACCGGCGTCCGTGTCCGCCGGCCAAGCCGGCCGCGGAGCTGCTGCACACCCACGACCACGCCGTAGCCGACGAGGCCGACGGCGATCACGATCTGGGCCAGGGTCACGTAGTTCACTGGGTCTTCTCCATGTCGGCGGCTTTGTCGGCGATCCATCCCGCGAGGGCCGCGCCCTGCGGGGTGTGCAGCACGGCCGCCACGAGGCGGGCGAGCTCGTCGTCCATGCGGTTGCCGGTCTTCGATGCGAGCCACTCGATCGCGTCGGCGATCGTGTCGGCCCGGCCGCCGTCATCCACGGCCGCCGACAGCCGCTTGGCGTAGCCGAGCAGGGGAGCCCACTCCACGAGCAGCCGGACGTTGTCGAGCATTTCAGCGCCTCACGAGCGGCA